ATTCTAGAAGATAAGGTAGAAAGAGCTTTTTTCCTATCCATAGATGAGAAACGAGCATAAGTCATAGTATTGAACTTGATAGGATTATCTTGTTCAGTTAGACTTAATACAATACAACAAACTACTTTTCGCATCATTCAAATATAATATAAGTTGTCAAACTTGTCAATTAAACTTTTTCAAAGAATCCAAAGCTATTTAACCTTGTTGTGCCGTGGAATTTATATTTGATAGTAAAACTTTCTGGTTCAATAATAGATAAGAATTTTCTACCTTCTTCTGTTTCATACAAATAATAATCTTGACCTATGATACATTCTATTCTGCACTCAAAACTATCAACAAAATTATTCCATTCGTGCAACGAAACTAACGCATCATATTCTGCTTTAATTTCTTCTAAACGAGTTTCTATTTTTTTATTTAAATTTAAATGTCTAACTTGTTGTAGTTTATCAAGATCCGCAAGCTCAATTTTTGGAGCAGAGTATTCGGCTATATATGAAGAACTTGCACGATTTTCTAGAACTCTTTTTGGGTCTGTCATCTGTAAATATATATGGATGAACTATCTTTGTTTTTTAATTCTTTTTTAATCAACGACTTATCCTTTTCGTCTGACCAGTTTATACTATCATAGTTTTCTTTAAACCTATGAGACAAACAATTTCTTGGTTTATCACCTTTGCCAGCACCATTATTTGAACTCTTTTCATTCATATATTTGGCAATATTTTGTTAGTCTTTCCTTATTTGGCTAAATATCGTTAGTAAATTCAATAAGAATTTTGTTCTTTCCAAACTCTATCCGATTCTTGTTTAGTTAAATTATACATTCTTACTTCTTCTGAAGTAGCTTCTCTTTCAACTCTGCTTAAATTTTCTTTTGAGAAAGTATAAGTTTTTAACTGATGATATTTAAAATGATAAAGCCCATCTGCCGAAGTATTAACTAATCTACTATATTCAATATATCTAAATGGCATATCTTCGCCTTTGATCTTGTAAAGAGTTCCTTTTTTAAGGTCTATATTTGGCCAATTTTCGTTCATCTTTTCGTTATTATTTGGCGTTACTTCGTTCATCTTTTCGATATTATTTGGAACTATTTCATTCATAAATTCAGATAATTTCTGAATTTTATTTTTTGAAATTAAAACTTCATCATCGTAAGGAACATCCTTGCTAATGATTTGCCAGATCCATCTTAATTTTTCTCGCCAAGTTTTAGTTCTTGGTTTAAATCCTCTTTGATATAAAGAGATAGATAAAAATCCATCTTCATCATAATTGAATTTGATTCCTTCTGAATAACAATCACATTCAAGGAAAAGTTCTTTACTCATAAGACAATTATATTCAACATATAAACTATGTCAAGTTTATATATTTGGGATTTTTTTGTTAGTGAATATTACTTTTTGAAATCGCCAAGATCACGATCAAAAGAAAACTTGCCAGTCTTTTCTACAAGACCTTCATAAGTTTCTTCTGTACATCCAGCCATTTCAGTAAATGGTGCTACAACTGCAAAGATTCCAAAAGCACCAATAGTAGCTGCGGTTGAAATTGGACGAACAATTACAAGATCTCCAGCGGATAGAAAACCATCTGCTACTGGGGTATTTTCCTCAGAAGCGCCAACATCAGCAAAACTAACTGAGGCTAATGCCATAGACAATAATAGAGCTTTAATTTTATTCATAATATATATTATATAGTTTATCTTAATGAATGTCTAATAAATTTCGGGGCGAGTAGGATTCGAACCTACGAATGAATTTCTCCATCGGCAGTTTAGTAAACTGCTGTTTTCAACCACTCAACCATCGCCCCAATAATAAATTATATATCTAAATCCTTACCTTTTCTAGATTTTGGAATAAAATTAACTAAAGCATCTTCTCCATACACTTGAAAAGTTGAAAGTTTGTAATCTTTTCTGTCTAGCATATTTTTTAATTCATTAACGTATTTGCTATTTATATAAACAACTATCGTCTCTTTATCGTGTACATCAACTCCATATTCATCGGCAAATTCAGAACAAATTGCTAATGCTTGATTTTTATTGCTCACTAATAGTTTACACTATTAAATATCTGATTTGTTTCCAGAAAATATTATTTCACAATATTCTTTGAGTTCATTTGCAATGTATTCTTTCATCGAATCAAAGTTAAGAAAATCAATATAACTTGGACCATATTGATCATCTGTTATAATTTTATATTTATTAATATCATGCAGAATGTCACATTTATTAATTATAAGTTTATTCGTGCCAGAAATTTTAATTGCTTGTTTTAAATGATTTAATCTTAACCAATTTACTATTCTTTTACGGCCAGTAGTTGATCCAAATTCTTTACCAAGTTCTATAATTTTATTAAGATCCTCATCATTCCACAATGATTCTGGAAATAGTGGGTCTACTCCACTTTTGGTATCATAAATTTTAGCAACACCAATTATATCTCTAATTTTTTTAGGACTAAAACCGAGAGAACAAGCATTGTAAGGTAATGTTTCGCTACTTGTAACATAAGGATAATCGCCATAATTAATATCAAGCCAAAAACTTTGCGCTCCTTCACAAAGAATTTCTCCTTCAAGGTTTCCATCCCAAAGATATTTTTTATCAATATAATCTCCTGCTAGTTTTCCTACTCGTAACATTTTATCTGAATAGGCTGGAGCAATTCCTTGGCCAGTTGTTCCGAGTTTAGGTTTTAAAAATTTAAGATCATACTGAATATGTCTTTCGGTAATACTATGAGCTTTTGGACTAACTTTAATTAAGGATGTATCAAATCCTTCTTTTTGTAAATACTCTATTTCATCAAAAAATTTATCAACATTGATAACGCAATTTGGCCCAATGATGCTAAGTTTATTTTTAAAAACTCCACAAGGAATAATATGAGTTTTATATTTTTTATCGTTGAGATAAACTGTATGACCTGCATTGGGACCACCATTCCAACGACAAACAGCGTCATAATTTTTAGATATTGCATTACTTATCTTACCCTTACCTTCATCTCCCCAAGCTAAACCAAAAATAATATCAACTGCTTTTATCATTATCTTTTGTTCTTAACTCGTTAATATAGTTTTCTAAATTTTCTTTTGCTTTAGTACAAAAATCTTGACCAGATGCACCACAGCATTTTTTAAATTTTATATTGTTTAATGGACAATGTGCATTTCTGGATATTTTGCGTAAAACCCTTACAACTGGTGAAAAATCTGTTGCTCTGGCATAAGGATTGTTTGGTAATATAAATTTGTTATTTTGTTCCATATATTCTATTATATAATATATACTAAAAATGTAAAGATTAAAGTAGTGTAAATATATTATGTTCAAATATATACTAGGATTTTCAGCTTTTGCATTAGCATCTTGCGCGGCTTTCTTTTCTGTTAAAGGAATAGCTTTATTATTCGCAGCAAGTTTTTGGAGCGTTGCGGTAATGGCTGGGACAATGGAATTAGCCAAACTTATAAGTGCTAGTTATTTATATCGCTATTGGAATAATACTAATAAAATTCTTAAAAAATATATGCTTGGTGCAACTTTACTTTTAATGTGCATAACAAGTCTTGGTATATTCGGCTTTCTTTCAGACGCATTTCAAAGAAACTTCTCTCAATATAGTTTAAATCAAAATAAAATACAGGGTTTAAAATCTCAACAAGTTTTTTATCTTTCTCAAATAGACTTCAATAAAAGTAAATTAAAAGATTTAATTGAACTCCAAAAGACATATCAAGCATCATTAGATAGTGCAGTTAAGCAAGATGTTACCACTACTAGAACTACTGAAGGTGGAATATTTAGTAGTGGTAAAACTGAAAAAATAACTGATTCTAAGCTTGTGCAGAGTAGAGAAAAGATCGTTACTGGATCTCAACAGAATATCAATTCGTTATTTGAACAAATATCATTCGTAAATAAGGAGTTAGATGATTTAACGAAAAAGAATTCTGAAAATAATCAAACTATCTTACAACTTGAAAGCGATAACACTAAAGGCGAAATAGGAACATTTAAATTTGTAGCAGATGCTTTTGGATTAAAAATAGAAACTGCAGTTAGAATATTTATTATATTAATTGTTATTGTTTTCGATCCATTAGCGGTTTGTTTGGTTATCGCTTACAATTCACTTGTAAAGAATAACAAGACAGAGACCAATTCTGAACCAATCATAATTGAGAAGATTGTAGAAAAAGTCGTAGAAAAACCAGTTGAGATCGTAAAAACTGTTTTTGAAACTTTTAAAAGAGGAACTAAAAAAACTCATAATCCTAAATTAGCAGATCCTAATTTACCAGAAAATAATTAATCACTTCTTTTTTATATAATAATCGTCCTTGCTCTTGGAAATTTTAGAGATATACTTCTTGGCTTTTTCATGACCATCTTTGCTCAATGGGAATACTCCATATAGGAAATTGTCATTTTTTGAATAGATACCATAATATTTGTTTTTATTTTTCATTGCTAAAATAATCCTCTATTAATTCTTTCAGCAGTTTAATATTATGGACTTCCCAAGTATCACCTTGCAACTCTTTATTCAATTTCTTATCTTCGTCTCTTTCTTTAAAGATATGGATAAGTTGATCTGTTAAATTCAATATTCTTAATTGTTTTTCATTCATATCTATATTATATGAATATTATTGGTATTTTTTTAAATTAATTTTATAAAAATCAAATATTTCATGCGCCAATTGATCATTTGCATAATCTTCTATATATACGACTTCTTTAATTCCAGCAGAGCATATATTTATAGCGCAGTTTGAACAAGGTAAAAGTGTGCAAGCTAATAAGTATGGATTATCATATCTGGATATGCAAGATAAAGCGTTTGTTTCTGCATGAATTACAAATTTTCTTCTTTCATCTCTATTTTGCCAAAAATTATCTTTAACATCTTGTTTTGAAAGTAGGCCATTATATCCGATAGATAATACTCTGCCCTCTTTATTGAGAACACAACATCCAACTTTTTTATGTGGATCTTCTGATCTAAATGATACTTGTTCAGCTATTTTAACAGCCATATCCTCAAAGGATATTCTCATTTATACTTTGCCATGAGCATAGCTTTCATACATATTATTAGCACTTACTCTAACTGCTCTAATTTTATCATTCCAAAAACCACCACGCATTTCCTCAATAGATCTTAATCCTAAATAACTCATAGCACTTCTTAATCCATTTGTAAAATCATAAACTACATCTTCTATTGATTTATTTTCTATCAATGGAATTAAAGTATGATCTCCTTCAACAAATAGATTCTTTTTTGTGCCATCGTGAAGCTCGTAATCTTCTACTACATCTTGACTTGCCATGCCTCTATATTTGGCATATCTTACTCCATCTTTTTCAATAATATTCTCGTCATCAACAACATCTGATAATCCTGCAAAAATTCTTCCACAAATTACAGCATCTGCACCACTAGCAATTGCTTTGACTAAATCTCTTGGATTTCTAATTCCACCATCAGCAAGAATACTAGGTCTATTTTCTTCTCTTGGAGTTTCATTTCTAAAGTAATCTAATTGAGAAAGTTGCCAATTTCTAACAGCTTTCCAAGCATAACCAAGACCAGTAACGCTTGGGCATCCAATACCAGTTTTAATTTGTGTCAAGCACATTGATCCCGGCCCAATAAGATGTCTAAATCCATCAGCCTTAAGATTGGCTAATCTATAAACGCTATTTTTAGTTAATGTATTGCCAACAATAATATCTTGTTTGTATTCTGATAGTTTATATTGTATCAAGAAATCTTCTACATTTTTAGCTAAACCATTAGCTGTATCAAGGAAAAATACATCTGATGAATTTGATAGGGCTTCTATTCTATCTTTTGAGTCTTTTAAACCAATAGCATTAATTGAAAATCCACTTTCATCTTTAATTTTTTTAGATTTCAAAGACTGTTCCTCAATGCTCATAAACCTATGCAAAACTCCAGCACCACCCAGTTTGTTGATTTTGATACATGACTTCACAGAAGATACTGTATCCATTGGTGATAGAATAATTGGTAATTCTATATACTTAGACTTACTAATCTTAGTTTTTGTTGAAACTTCTTTTCTTGAACTTATCTCTGAGAAATTTGGTAATATCGCAATATCATCATAACCAATAGCTTCTTTAAAATTTTCCATAAGAAAATATTATACTACTTTTAACTAAAGATCAAGCTGAATTATAAAGAAAATAAAAGTTCGTTTTTATCTTTAAAGAAAATGAGTTTATCTGCGTTGAGTCTTTCTTTCAATAAATTTACAGCATTGTAAGATATTTTTTTATTTAAGTTTAAATAAACTTCATCTGCTGCTGCTAAATTTTCTTTCTTCTTACAAGAGCATCCAGTAATTACTCTATTCATTGAATCTCTAAATGAGATCAAACTGAAATCTTGATCAACTAGATCTGTCATATTTTTGATGATATCAAAAAAATTCTCTCTTGATTCAATAATTACTTGTAATTTATCGCTCATAATGATATTTTATTCAAAATAAAGTAAATCGTCAAACTTAATATATAAGTTATTGGAAAATAATAAATACCAAGGATTGAACATAATATTAAATTAAACCAAAAATTAAGGCAAAATGGGCAACTTAATAGTCTAGTCAAGAAATTATTATATTTAGATAATAAGAAATCTGGATAATCTACACTTGAATTTATATTCTTTTTATAATCAATAAACTCATTAAGTTTAAATAAATGAGTCATATTAAATAGTTCAAAATATTCCTTAACTGCTTCGGTTCTAAACCATATAATCAAACCAAATGCTGATAAAGTAGATATAAAACTTAGATCAAATAACATATTGACTTCCACTATAAAGTATTATATACTAAGTAGATGCTAAATTCAACTCTTTTTATAATGCTATTTATTTGTAGCATATTCATATTTTTAAAAAAATGAAACCTATTGGAATTTCTGGTTACGCCAGAGTAGGCAAAGATACTCTGTTTAATTTATTGCAAAGATGCGCGAAAGAACAGGACATTAATGTCCAAAGGGTAGGTTTGGCAGATTATTTGAAAGAAGATTTAAAGTCTTTTATAAAAGATCATTTTAATTATGATATTTATAATATTAATGATAGCCAAAAAGAATTAATAAGACCTTTGTTGGTTGCATATGGTAAGTGCAAAAGATCTCAAACTGAAGGCAAGTATTGGACTTCTAAAGTTCAGTCTAAAGTCGAAGATTGTATTAAAAATAACATAATCCCAATCATAACTGATGTTCGATATATGGAATATCCAGAAGATGAGTTCTTTTGGTTGAAGCAAAAAAATAATGGAATTTTGATTTATTTATCTAGGCTTAATGTTAAACCTGCTAATATAGAAGAAAAAATTAATGTTAATTTAATAAGAAAACATTCTGATTACAGCATATACTGGAAAACAGAAAATTCTGATTATTATGATATTTTATACAAAAAATATTACAAGAAAATAAAGGATATTATAAACCATGCAAAATGATGATGTTTTGATTAAAAAAATAAAAAAAGAAAACTGCTCAATATGTTTACAAGAACTTCAAAATAAACATAACGGGCTATGTAATAAAATACTAAACAAATACTGCAAAGTATTAATGAATACTGGTATTCCAATCGAAGATATTCAAAATGATATAACTTATGTAGTTTATAAATCTGCTTTATCTTTTAATATAAAGAAGAAGATTAAGTTTTCGACTTGGTTAGGTAATCAAATGAGGTATTTTTGCTTGAATAGCATAAATAAGAACAATCGTCATCTTTCGCTTTCTGATGATAAAATTATATATTTAATTGAAAAAAATCAAAAACCTACAGATTCTTTTCAAAAAGAACAAGTAGAGTTTATATTTGATTTACTAGATCAAATGCAAGATTCTAGAGTAAAAGAAATTTTTAAATTAAGATATTTTGATTCAAATAAATTAAAATCTTGGAATGAAATAGGTAAAAAATTAAAAATAAGTACTCAAACTGCAATTAATATTCATAATAAGAGTTTGAAATTTATAAATAATAAGATTTCAAGTAAAAATTCATTTGACAAAATATAATAAAGGATATATCATATAAAAATGAATAATACAAATCAAAATACAAACAAAAACCAAAATGAGCTAGGCGCACTTTGGAAAAAGAAAAGCAAAACAGGAATGTCGTTCCTATCTGGTTATATCAATGACCACGATGGTCAAAGAATTGATGTTGTAGTTTTCGCTAATAGTAAGAAGTCGAATGAGAAGGCTCCAGATTATAGACTCTATGTTTCTAAACCTCTAGAATCTAAAGCTTCAGCCCCAACTCAAAGTAAGGCCCCAGTTAAGTCAGTTCAAAAAAGTAAACCAGTAGTAGAAGAAGTCGAAGACGATATTCTATGAGTTTTACGCTGAATGTACCAATTAACCCAGTAAGTTTTGGACAAATTTCTACGGTTCTTGTAAGAGAACTCTACAATAGAAAAATTAATCCAAATATTTCACCAATTGGTAATTCAGTAGATTTGTCTACACAAGAGTATGTAGACCAAAATTTCTCGGATTGGATTAAAACCAACGCTGAGAATTTTTTGTCTAAATATTCAAGGAAAGATACTTGTTTTAAAATTTGGCATTTAAATGGTTCAACTGAATGTATTGGCGATAAAAGAATACTACTTTCATTCTACGAGTTAGATTCTCCAACTGCAGAAGAAGTTAATATCGTAAAGAACCAAGATTTAGTTATATTTACATCAAAGTATACTATTGATATATTCAAACAATATGGATGTAATAATTTAAAGTATATTCCATTAGCTTTTGATAAGTATAATTTTTCTCAAAAGAATAAACAATATTTTAACGATAGAATAACATTTAACTTGACTGGTAAATTAGAGAAACGAAAAAACCACAAGAAGATTATTCAAGCTTGGCTTAAGAAATTTGGAAATAACCCAAAGTATAGTTTACAATGTTCGCTTTATAATCCATTTATTAAACAACAAGATCAACAAATTCTTATTAATTCTATCCTAGAAGGTAAATCTTATTTTAACATATCGTTCTTGAACTTTATGAATAAAAATTCTATTTATAATGATTATTTAAATAGTGGAGATATTATCTTAGGAATGAGTGGTGGTGAAGGATGGGGATTACCAGAGTTTCATTCTGTTGCAATTGGTAAACATGCTGTTATTTTAAATGCTCATTCATATAAAGATTGGGCTAGTGAGTCTAATTCTATACTAGTTAATCCAAATGGAAAGATTGAAGCATATGATAATTTATTTTTTCATAAAGGCCAAAAATTTAATCAAGGGAATATCTTTACTTTTGATGATGACGAATTTATCTCCGCTTGCGAAAAAGCTTGCGATAAAGTCACAAATGATCGAGTTAATCATGAAGGTCTTAAATTACAAAATCAATTTAGTACTGAAAAATTTGCTGATCAAGTTTTAGAAACTATTAACTAATATGCCAGTATATTTGTACCAGAATCCAAAAACTGGGGAAGTAAAAGAAATCGTTCAAAGTATAAATGATAAACATGAGTACTCTGAAAAGAATTTAAAATGGAATAGAATATTTACTGTTCCAGAAGTAAATACTCAAGAAAGATTAAGCGCAGAATCAACAAAAAAAGATTTTGCAAGAGTAACTGGAAATCAAAAAGGTACAGTTGGTGATTTGTTTGATAGAAGTCAAGAGCTTTCTGATAAAAGAAAAAAACTTTATGGTGGTTCTGACCCAGTAAAAAAGAAGTATTATCAAGATTGGTCTAAAAAGAGAAACGGTAAAGTACACCCAAAAGCTAACAAAGACTAAATTGTTTATAACTTTCTAGTTTTTTCTTTCTATATTTTTAAAAACAATGTAATATAGTATTCAAGCTTCGGCATTGAATATGAATATTAAAATTAAAAAAAGAAATGGCTCATCTGAAAAATTTAACATAGAAAAAATAAATAAAGTCATCGAATGGGCAGTTAATGGTTTGAGTGATGTAAGTCTTACTGATGTTGAAATAAATGCTAAAATAAATATTCACGAAGGTATTACTACAAAAGAAATTCATAATCTATTAATTGAAAGTGCAGCGAATTTAATTTCTGTAGAAAAACCAAACTATCAATTTGTAGCTGGAAGATTATTAAATTATCAATTGCGAAAAGATGTCTGGAAGGGTAAGCATGCTCCAAGATTATCAGAATTTTTAAACCAAGGAATTAAGAATAAAATTTATGATCCTATAATTTTAGAGAATTATTCAGAAGATGAAATAAATAAACTTGGTGAATTTATTGATCATGAAAGAGATTATAATTTTACATATGCTGGTATTAAACAATTATGTGATAAGTATCTTATTAAAGATAGAATAACTGGAAAGATTTATGAAACTCCACAATTTGCTTATATATTAATTGCTGCATATGCTTTCGCCAAATATCCAGCAGAAACAAGATTATCGTATGTAAGAAAATTTTATGATGCTGTTAGTAAGCATAAAATTAATTTACCAACTCCAGTAATGGCAGGAGTTAGAACTTCTAGTAGGAATTATGCTAGTTGTTGTTTAATTGGCGTTGATGATACCAAAGATAGTATTACAGCTAGTGCTACTGCGGTTAGTATGGCTACTGCTAATAGATGTGGAATTGGTATTGATGTAAGTAAAATCAGAGCTATTGGTTCTCCAATTAAGAATGGAGAAGTTGTGCATACTGGTTTAATTCCATTTTTAAAAATCTATGAAAGTAGCGTAAAGGCTTGGCAACAAAATGGATTACGAGGAGGAAGTGCTACTTGTAATATTCAATGGTGGCATTATGAAATTGAAGATGTTGTAGTATTAAAGAATAATGCTGGAACAGATGATAATCGAGTTCGTAAACTTGACTATACAGTTGGTATGAGTAAATTGTTTTATGATAGAGTATTAAAAGATGAAGATATTACTTTATTTAATAACTCAGAAGTTCCAGAGCTTTATGAAGCATGGGGAACAAAAGACTTTGATAAAGTATATAAAGAATGTGAATCTAAAAAGCTAAAACTTAAAAAGAAAATATCTGCTCGTAAATTATTCTCTTTAATAGTTAAAGAAAGAGTAGAAACTGGCCGTATTTATATTCTGAATATAGATCATGCTAATGATCACGGAGCTTGGTCTGATAAAGTCACAATGAGTAATCTTTGTACTGAGGTTATTCATCCCACTATTCCATTAAATGATTATCACGATAAAGATGGTGAAATCGGAATGTGTATTCTTTCAGCAGTAAATATGCTAGAAATAAAAAACTGGCAAGATCTTGAAAAGACTTGCGACCTTATCGTAAGATTTCTCGATGAAATCATTGAACTTCAAGATTATTTTAATATTGCTGCTGAAAATTTTGCTAAAAAACGCAGAAGCCTTGGAATTGGAATTACCAATCTCGCAGCTTTTCTTGCTAAAAATGAATTAAAATATTCATCAGATAAATCACTTAATGTCATAGATGAATGGATGGAACATTTCCAATATTATCTTTTAGAGAGTAGTATTCAACTAGCTAAAGAAAAAGGTCAATGTCAAAAATTTGATCATACAAAATATTCAAAAGGTATTCTTCCAATTGATACTTATAAAGATAAAATTGATGAAATTGTAAAAAGAAAATTATCTCTTGATTGGGATAAATTAAGAAAAGATATTAAAGAATTTGGACTAAGACATTCTACACTATCTTCTTGTATGCCTTGTGAAAGTAGTTCTGTAATTCAATCTTCAACAAATGGAGTTGAACCAATTCGTAGTCTAATTACGTATAAAATGAGTAAAATGGGTAAATTACCAGTATTAGTCCCCGGAATTGGAAAATATGATGAAAATTATGAATTAGCTTATGATTTAAAGGATAATACTGGATTATTAAAAATTAATGCAGTTATTCAAAAATATATTGACATGGCCATATCAACTAATGTATACTATAACTATAGCCATTATGAAAACAATGTACTTCCAGATGCTAAAGTTATGAAAGAATTAATGTATGCATATTCTTTAGGTCTGATCAGTTTGTATTATAATAATACAGATGATGGTGATAAAGAGCAATCTCTCAATCAAAAAGAAGATAGAGACTGTTCAAGTGGCGCATGTAAATTATGACAAATTTGACATTAAATTTAATTAGACCTTACGATATTAAAGGTGAATATATTCGTTATGGAAATAAAAGTGATGGTGGATATATCTTAAATAAAGATTATATCAATAATTTAGAAGTGCTATACTCTTATGGAATAGCAGATGAAATATCTTTTGAAAAAGACTTTTTGCAAAATAATCCAAATTGTAAAGCTCATCTTTACGATCATACTATTAATATATTTCCAGAAATAAATGGTAATGTCTTTAAGCATAAAGAAGGTTTAAACTATAAAAAAAATAAAGATACAGATAATTTCTTAAATCATGTATCTATTAATAATGATCAAGATAAGAACATTATATTAAAAATGGATGCAGAAGGCGCAGAGCTTGATTTCTTTAATTTTACAGACTTATCTTTATTTAATAAAGTAACTCAAATGATTGTTGAATTTCATACTGCTGGAGATAATTTTTTAAAATTTTTAAATGCAATAACTAGAATAAATCATTATTTCTATTGCGCTCATATCCATCAAAATAATTGTGGTGGGCATTATAGTTTAGATCTTATTGAATGTACTTTTATAAATAAAAAAAGTGTAACATATGTCCCTGAGATTAAGGTTTGCAATTATCCAATACAAGGACTAGATTATCCTAATTGCGAAAATAATCCAGTACTAGGAATTAATTATAAATGAAAACAGTATTAAATTTTAAAAATGTAGACACAACAAAACAACCATTATTTCTTGGTGAAGATCTCAATCTTCAAAGATATGATCGTTTCAAATATCCAATATTTTTTGAATTATTTAAAAAGCAAAATGAAAATTTTTGGTGGCCACATGAAATTGCTTTAGGAAAAGATCGTAGCGATTATAAGAATTTAACAGACACAGAAAGATTTGTATTTGATAGTAATTTAAGATTTCAAACTCTTGGAGATAGCATGCTTTCTCGTAGCATTCATTCTCTTAAAGATTATGTAAGTAATCCAGAACTTGAAATTTGTATGAACACTTGGGCTCAATTTGAAGGTATTCATAGTTATTCTTATTCTTACCTTTTGAATAATGTTTATCCAGACGCTACTAAATTCTTTGATAGTATCATGGAAGATAAAGAAATCACAAGCCGCGCCGAGTTGATTAGAAATAATTTTGATAAGATCCTTGGTGATGATGAAAAGAAAGATTCTAAACAAAAGATTTTTGATGCAATCCTTTCTATCAATGTTATGGAAGGTCTTGTCTTTTATGTCTCTTTTGCTTGTTCTTTTTACTTTGGATATCGTGGTAAAATGGAAGGTAATTCTAAGATTATTAAATTCATTCAAAGAGATGAAGCACTTCATTTCGCAGTAACCCAAAACTTACTTAAGATTTTAAGAGAAGAAGATAAAGAAGGATTTACTTCTATTGTTAAGAAAAGTGAAGATAAAATTTACGCTTTCTACGAACAAGCAGCTAAAAATGAAAGCGAATGGTCAAAATATCTATTCAGTAAAGGTAATTTACTTGGTTTAAATGCAGAAGTTCTTGATGGTTATTCTAAATGGTTATGTGATTCTAGACTTAGAAGCCTTGGTTATAAAAAGATATTTAATCAAAAAGATAACCCTATTGCTGGTTGGCTTGATAGTTATCTAGATAGTAGTAAAGTGCAAGTCGCACCTCAAGAAACAGAAATTTCTAGTTATAAGGTTGGAGCGAGGAAAACCGACATTTCTGATGACGATTTTGGTGATTTAAAGCTATAATATTTATCCAATTAATGTGTAATTATCTATGTGAATTTAGATATTACATTATTATTTAATGTGGTTTTAGGTGCATTATCCTTTCTTGGTGGATGGCTATTTACTAGAGTATTTTCTCTTTTTGATAAGCAAGAAAATCTTATGAAAGAAATTAATGATAAAACTTTTAGTGATTTCATTACTTTAAGGAAAGAAATGGAAGCGGAGAGTAGAAAACATCAACAAGAAATATCTGATTTAGCATTAAAAATTTCAACTACTTATGTTACTAAAGAGTCTTTTGATGATTATTTTGATAGAATTGAAGCTAAATTAGATAGAAATTTCGATATAATACAAAATCATTTTAACAGAAAAAATTAAATTTCATTTACCCATTTTTCGTATTCATTTGTTTTATCAAATATATATGGAATATTTTCATTAGGTTGACAACAGCTAGCGCCACATTTATGGTTAGAAACATAATCTTTTATGTAAGTAGTTATAAAAACTTGTTTGTTATATTTAAATTCTTCAGATCCTATTGATCTTGCACCCATACCACCACAAAGAGAATATTCCCAATATGTTCCAAGATCTTGACTGTTAGGTACTACAGTAATTCTATTTTCTAATCCATAATTTTTAGTTGATTCTGAAGAGATAATTTCTCTTATTAATTTACCATTACTCACATTCACACAATCTCCATCACCAAATGGCCCACTGATTAAAGTTCTTCTTACTTTTCTATCAAATAATCTCTCTACTCTTTTATAAAACATTCTATTCTTTTTTTCTCCTACAAAATCCCATTTACCATTTGGACGACAACCAACTGGTGTAGAATTTAAATCTACAGGATTTATTTTTGCTCCCAAGTATTCTCCACCACCGTTCAAACCATAACTATATACACTCCAGCGTTCTTCTTCTATTTGCCAAGTTGTAGAACAATTACAACAATCACTCATTTTATGAAATTGATATTTTTACTAAACAATAGCCATTCTCATCTTTTGGACTTAAGAATGTGCCAATTGCAATTATTCCATCTGTTCCAATTTTTCCACCACTTCCAACATATGCTGTATCACCAATATCAGGATTTCCACCTCCACCAGTACGATTGCTTATATCAATATCATTAATTAAAATTAAACCTCTAGTTAGAATAGGAGCAGCATTATAATTTTTAATAATAACATCCATCATTTCTGCTTTTCTTGTATTAAAAACTAATAATTCTCCATTTTCATCATATTCTTTAACATCTTTTAGTAATATACCAATAGGTTTAGGAGTATCATTCCAATTAACTGTAGGAGTTACTACTCCATTCAATTCAAAAAAGAAATTAGATGTATTTGGGAATCTACCTCCAACAGAGTTGTTAGTTAATTTTAATGGACCAGATTTAGAAGAATCTGATCCAGATCCATCATCTTTCCAACTTCTGATTGGTTTCACTAGTGTACCTTTATTTGCAACTGAATCACAGCCAAATATATTTATTACATCGTGCTCGCTATAATCTCTGAATGGTCTTAGATTTGGCATATATTTATATTACACTTTTTTATTTTAGTGTAATATTTTATAGTTCTTTTAAATTACATGGTCATTTTGGGTGAATTCGGTGGAAATCTCTATGAGACTATACCGAGCCAAGACAACTGGGAAAGATAGGTTGTAAGGTGTAACGACTAGGCAATTGAGTCCCAACAATAAAATTGCTCACGAGCGCCCAAACTTATTAAAAATAATAAGAAGATATAGTCTGAACTTTATAGCGATATAAAGATGTTGAATATAAACAATTTAACGATAACAAATATGGTGGTAGAGGAATCCCGAAAGTAAACGCCTATATAAGGTGTTTTTGGTGAAGACTCAACTGGCTAAACATATGATATATTCTGGAATTTCTAAAGAAAATTTAATTAAACTAGGATTAGGTGGAATTATATCCACTAATTCTCAAACGCAATTCACTGATGATGATATTATCAAACATAATGATCTACAAGAATATAAACTAGATATAATTAATAAAGGCACATTAAGAAAACCTGAATTAGATCTTATTGTAAAACAAAAAATAGACAATCAATCAGATTATAGCGTATATAAATACTATAGTATCCCAATTGATCCAATAGAAAAATATTCTTCAGAATGTAATATTGATATACCATTATTTGGTCAATTATCTTATTATAGTTTTGATAAAAAATTTTATAATGTAAATGAAAATGATTATTTTAAACAGTTTATAGATCAAGATAAAATTATAGGAACAAATATAACAGGTTCTTTTTCAAGATTCGCATTTACTTCTGGATTTTCTAATTATACAACTCTATCTGGATTATCTTATAATTTAAGAACTAATACATATAAAAATTCCATAAGTAAACAATTACCTACTACAGGTCAAAAATCAATTAAAGATTTCTCTAGATGTAGACTTTGGGGAGCAAATAATACAACTGGTATTTTTTCTGGAAATTTTAAAGAATATTATTTACCCTACCCAAATACAATAGATTTATCAAATTATGTTGCTTATAATGTGCCATTTAAAATCTCAACATTTTTAAATAATTTAAATCAAAATCCACAAGACATTAATGGAATATTGATGATAAGTACTGGGAATGGGACATCAACTAAAATATGTTATATATCTCCTCATGGTTTAAAAAGTGGTTATCAAAATACTTATACATATGTTAGCGGAAGTTCAATAAATAAATTCAATGGAAAAATAGAATTAAAGAGAATTTCTTCTGGTATTTTATTAAAAAGTTTAGTTTTAGGAAGTGAATATTATACTGGAAAAGTTTTTCCAGAAACTGGAGTTAGATTTGCAACTCAAGAAAGAACTGGAGATTGGAATAAGTATTCTATAACAGGAATTACGGGTCATTTGAATACTTATGATATTAATGCAAATGAATACTTAAAACAAGATATTGCAATTAAAAATACTTTATTTTATAAATTTTATAGTGGTTTATATACTGGATCAAAAACATTCAATACTGGAACTTGGGATGGAATAATTCCATCTGGTAGAATTACAACTATAGAATTTATATCAACAGAATTAAATAAAGAAATTGGTATGAATAATAATCTTTATTTTATATATTCTGGTTTTGGTACAAATGATACTATTGATGCAAAGTGTTCAAAATATCTTTCTTACTCTAATCAAGAAAGCGGACTTATTAATAATACAAAAATTAAAATTAATGAAGGTTCAATCTCTATTCGCGGTTATGGATATGGAACTACTCCTAATGAAGCATTTGTATCTGCTAAAGCAAATGCAAAATATAATTTTTTAAATAAAATATCTAAAATAATAAAAACTTGGACTCCAGAATTTATATATCAAAATAGAAAATATAGAACTTTAAGAAAATTTTTAAGTAGGTAATTATGGCTGCATGTTGTACATGTTATTCTAGTTGGTTTGCTTTTACCACTTATGCAAAAGGTATAGCTACAATAAATAATAATGGAAATTATGAATTTGTGGAAGGACAAAAAGATTCAAGTGAAGTGCTTCAATATTATGAAAATAAACATGTAAATACATATCCTTACGAAGGATACGGGGCCAGTATAACTTTTGAATTAGATTCTATAAAACCACCAAAAACATTTCCAATTTTTTGGAAAACTTTATATAAACAAAGAATAAGCGACTTTGGATCAAGTAGTGATTGTGATTGCACAAATTCTATAAATGGAAAAATAATTAAGTCTGTAATTAATGAAGATTGGAAAGAGGTCCCTACTGAAAGAAGTCAAACGACATTATATGGAAGGGGAAATTGGATAAGTATACCAAATAAATATTTTCCTACATATGATACATTAAAACTTCCAGCTAAAGTTAAGTGGACTTATACAAAAAAATTTTTTGAATTAGAAGTGAATGAAACTTACGAAGCTAAACATGAATGTGGCCCTAGCTGTCCATCTGGTCCAGCTCCAAAAGATATAGATTTCCAATCACAATTTAAATTAATAAAACAATTCAAAGATTGGGTGCCAGTTTGGTAATTAGATATTAATATCTTCAGTATATTTATAACTTTTCTTTGATATCCAAAAGGGCTTTACCTCCAGATGTAGTATATCTGAAGTTAAGTATTATCAATCCAACTTTTCTTTTGACTCCAAATTTTACTACGATCTCAGCAGTAAACGGGCCATCGCACTTACGGATCAGAGGTAGCTTCGATCACTACATTCTGCGATGCCTATAGCTACATTCCCTTCTTTAGCCATATAATGTACAAATGAAGGTTTTAATAGTCGTCAGCCCTTGGGACGTTGCTATCTCAGGGATTGATAGTTGATTATTTGACATCAACAAACTGCTCTAATTGGGAACTATGTTAATTTATATTATATTAAATTTGCTTTTTTGTCAAATTTTATTTATAATAGATAGAAATGGAAGTTATTAAAAATAAAATCAGATGGTCAATTTATGCTAGTAAATGCGTAAAGCATTATAATATCTCTAATGAGAATATTTATGATCAACCAGATCAATATCCATGTATCGCCATACCTCAATTAATTTCAGATATAAATGGCGCAAGAGTTAAGTTTAATTTTGTTTATAAAAAAGATTGCGAAAAGTTATTAAAAGCTTTATAATGTGTAAGATTACTTAGTTCTTTAACATTGGGCCCGTAATGGTTTCGATTTTAGAAAAATAAATTGAAATGCAAGTGGAGGTTGAATCGAGGACTCCTAAAAAAGTTTCACTTATATTAACTGCCAAAACAGCAAAATATAAAGGTCATATTTCTGCAAGAGTTTCTCTTGTTGAGATGACCGCTTCTGTAGCCTAAGTTCTACAGCGTGGTATCCACGACGCATCTACTGGAATATTGCGTAATTAGATGTTTATTATTTAATAGTTTTTCTATTCTTTAAGTAATAATATTCAAGATAGAATACGCTAAGTATGTTTGTTGTTTATCTATATAAAGCTAAAAATAAAAACAACTAAACTTGTAGTATTTTAATTTAGATTTTTAAAAGACGCATGTTCAATTCATGCCGGGTCCAAGTAAACGAATTCATTCGCCTCCAATTTATATTAGAGAATAAGTTATGATGAGTATATAATATAAAAATGGCAATATCTAAAATTCAATTAAAATGTCTATATTGTGGAAATATTTTTAATAAATTAAAATCGGAATATAATAGAAGAATTAATAAAGGTAAAACTAAATTTTATTGCAGTTATAAATGCGTTGGTAAAGCTGATCTTGATAAAAATCCAGATAAATTTAAAAAATTTAGAGAAGCTAATGCTATTAGAATAAAAAAATATTGTGGATGTAGACTAGACCAATACAGTCCATTTAAATATCACGCAAATAAAACAAGATCACGAAGCAAAGAAAAAGGATACAAAACAGATATAACTATAGAATATCTCAAACAAATTTGGGATAAACAAAATGGAATTTGTCCATATACCAATATTAAAATGGAACTTGGTAGAACAAGTGCAGACGAAGATATCAAAAAAACTCCCACAAAAGCAAGCCTTGATAGAATTGATCCTAATATAGGATATATTATTGGTAATGTTGAATTTGTATGTTATTGTGTAAATGTTATGAAGAATGATTTTACAAAAGATCAGATGGTAGATTTTATAAATCAAATTAAAAATTCTACGCCAGAATAGCACAGCGGTAGTGCAACGGTTTTGTAAACCGTAGGTCATCGGTTCAAATCCGATTTCTGGCTCACAAATTATAGTATTAATTTTAGATTTTAAAGTGTAATAATAGTATTATGCCAAGATTATATAGATATGATGGATTTGAAAGCGCAGGATTAGTCGCTAATTCTATTACAAGTGGAACAATAATTAATACTCCCGGATCTGGTATGAGTATATATCTTCTTGGAGCATCTTGCTCTGCTACTCAAAGACTTCATGAAAATTCTGCTGGAGGAAATGTTATAATAAATATTGGTAGTGGATCAGCTAATTTTCCTGCAACAGTAAAAGTAGCAGAAAATGCTTCTGTTTATTCTATTTCAAGTACAGCACTAACTTCTCTTTTTTACTATATAGATAGAACTTAAGGTGTAATAATAATATTATGACAAGACTTTTTAGAGATGATGGATTTGAAAGTTCAGCTTTAATTGCTAATACGCTTTTATCAGGAGTTGTTCTATCTGGACAAGGAACACAAAATATTTGTTTACTTGGTGCATGCGCTCACTTAAATACTACTTTAAAAGAAAATGATAATAACGGTAGAGTTATAGCTTATATTTCTGCTGGTAATGCAGATTTTCCATGCACATTAATAGTTTCTGGAAATAAAAGTATTTTCCATACTACAAATGATGCACTTTCACTTTTTTATTATACACAACCATCTGGAGGCTAATAGATGAAAGAACTAGAGATTGATTTTAGTTCTGAGATAACAGCCAAAAAAGGTAAAGCTCCACTTAATAAACCATTTCGTCTTCCTTCTGGAAGCAAAAAGAAATTTGGCGTTTATGTTAAGAATGATAAAGGTAATATTGTAAAAGTTACTTTTGGTGATCCAAATATGTCCATCAAAAGAGATAATCCAGCTAGACGCAAAGCTTATAGATCAAGACATGGTTGTGATAATCCCGGCCCAAAATATAAAGCTAATTACTGGTCTTGTAAAATGTGGAGCGCAAAACCAGTTAGTAAAATTACTGGAAGTGAAGAAGAAATAATTTTAGAAGCCGATATCCAAGCTAAAAATAAAGGTCTTTGGTATAATATTCAACAAAAGAAAAAAAGAATGGGCAAAAATTATCGCCCAGCACCAGTTGGATCACCAGATCGCCCAAGTCCAGAAGCACTCAAAAAAGCTCAAGCAGATGATTATACTAATCAAGATTATAACTGGGATGGAGAAACAGAATTTGATCAAAATCAATTTATTCAAGAAGATCCAACTTTAAATGAAGTAGAAACAATGGATGATAAAGATATGGAAGCAGTTGAAATGAGTGAAAGTCAATTATCAGCAATAGCAGATAAAGCAGAAAAACTTCTTGAAGCATTATCTGATCCAGAAGTCGCAGATGATATAACAGAGCCTTGGATTCAAAATAAATTAGCAATTCTTGACGATTATATAGCTACAATTTATGATTATATTATGTATCCATCAAAAGAAGAACAGATTCAAGATGAACAATCTCAAGCTCAAGAGATGATGCATGGTCCGATGTATCATGGAATGTTCAACATAGGAGATAAAGTTAGAAACATAAATCCTACCTGTATGCATTATGGTAGCGAAGGTATAGTTAAAGAAGTTCGTAACCTTCCAGAAAATATG